GGTGTTGTCCACATGGTATACTCCTTAGATTAAATTAATAAAATTGTACTGCAATAGTATTTAAACATATTTACAAGCAAAAGTCATCCGTAAAATCATTAATTTTTAGTCAATAAAAAAGGGCACCAAAGTGCCCTTTTTATTTCTTTGCTGTCTAAGTAAAACTTAGCTAAAGCTAACGTTTCCGTCAGTAATAGCAACATTACCTAAGTAATCAGCTGCGTTACCAAGTGATGACGCAGTGTTGTTTAGTTCAACATAACCATAACGTGTCATGAATGATACGGTTGGTTCGAATGTTGCTGGATCTAGTACAACACCTGAGCTCATTAGCGGGATGTATGGGCAGTAGAATGCCGCTGCATCTGATTCGCTTGAACCTTTGTAACCGATTAGTACTGGTGCACTATCAGCAGCATATGTGTTAACATATACTTTCATTGCGTTGTTCAATGTACCAACCATCTTAGTGTTAGTTGGAGCTTCGAATGTACCTTCAGTTGTACGTGCAAATGCCGAAGTAGTTGCAGACTGTAGGATTGTTAGTGCGAATGGTGACACAACAGCCCAGTTACCTGCGCCACGACGTGTACGCTGTGCAATCAAGTTACTTACGCGGTTGATTTGTACTGCAAGTGCAGCATGCTCGTCACCAACGAAAGTAGCAGTACCTGAAACAGCAGCTTGGTTGTAAGTTAATGCAGCATCGCCACTTAGGCTTACAAGCGAACCAATTACTTCTTGGTCGATTTCAGCAGTAATCTCTTGTGCAAGAGCAGCCATGATTTCTGCTTCAACATCAATACCGTGCATTGACTGTGCGTCTTGTGCACCTTCAAACGTCCAGCGAGCTGACAATTTACGTGTCTTAGCTTCAACTGTCTGCTTCAAGATTTGGATTGACATTCTACGTCCAGCAGCACCTTCTAGTGCAGCAGTTGACGCAGCTTTGCCGGCAGTGCCGTCACCTGAGTATGCTTCAGCAATTTTAAATGGGCTTAGAGCTTCTTCGCCTGCTGTTACATCGTTAGCTGAGCCTGTTGCATCGTTAGTGTCGCTGTAACGAACACGTAGCGTGTGAATTTGTCCAACTGGACCAGTCATTGGTTGTACGCCAACTAGCTCGTTAGCAATAACTGTTGGCATAACACGTCTGATAACTGGTAGGATAACACGGTTAAGTGTTGCTACGTTACCTGCACTTGTTGCGCCTGCTGTTGCACTCTCCGAAAGATACTTGCGAGTGTTTTCTAGTGTAGCAGCCATAACAGACTTCTTGTTGCCTTGCAGGCCTTCAAGAAGAGCATTTTTGGTGTCTACCCAGCGTGATTCTAGTAGTTCTGACATCATAATCTCCTTAATTTAATCCAGCAAGACGACGAATGTCTAAGACATTATGGTTTGATTCGTCTGCTTTAGTTGTCATTGTTGTTTGTTCTGTACGGTTGCCTGTTACTTCTGTGCCTTCTGTAAGTGTTGCCTTACGCTTTGCTGGAGTATTTCCGTCGATAACCGATGGTAAGTACTTATCAAAAGACTTTTGAAGTCTATCGGTTTGTACTGATTCCAGTAAGTCTGTCATAATCTCACGCTGGTCATTGCCCAAAGGCGCTACTAGCGAGTTCATAATCTTTTCTCTACGTGCTGATTCAACTAAACGTGATTTCTCTTTGTTTGCTGATTCTGCAAGAGTTTTTGCTTTTGTAGCAAATGCTTTAGCTTCTGCTAGTTGCTTGTCTTTAGCAGCTAGTACACCCATAAGTTTTGAAACTTCTGAATTTTCATTCAAGTGTGAAGTTGTATACTCATTTGCAAATGCTTCAAATATTTTACGACCAAAGTCGTTTCTACGTGCTGTATCAATATCTTCTTTAAGTGCAGTAATTTCACCTTTAAGTGATTTACCAACCATTTCAGATACTGCGGTAGCACTTCTTTCGATAAAGTTAGCTTTAACTTTAGCGAAGTGTGTTTTAGCTTCACGTACTAATTTTACTTTAGTAGCAGCTAAGTCTTTTTTGTCTTCATTAAATTCTGCAAGTTCCCCTGCTAGAGCCTCTACTACAAACTCTTCTAGCTTGGCATAGTTTTCAGCCATTGCTAATTTGTCTGCTCGTAGTTCTTTAATTTCATTTGCTAAATTTTCAGCAACGAAACCCTTTAGTAGATTTGCATTTTCACGCATTGCAACAACATATTTTGCTTTTGCTTCTGCTAGCTGTTTGCGATCTTCTGCAAACTCTGCAATCTCTTCAGCAAGACGCTCGGATAGTAGCGAGTCAATAGCTTCAACCATAGTTGACTTATCGTGCTCATACTTTTCAGCAAATTCTTCACGTAACTCAGCAGTTGCCTGCATTTTGTTTTCTTGAACTTTTGCGTCCCAAGCTTCTTCAATTTGTGCTCTGACTTCAGTTGAAACAACATCATTTTCAAAGAGTGTTTTCAGTGCATCTATCATTACATTCTCCTGTTTCATTGGAGTTTGTTGATCATGTTGATCAACGATTCCTTAAGATACTTTTGTGCCTTGTCGTCGTGTTTTGTTGCCTGTGCTAATTCGTATGCCTTCATTCCCCCACGTGCATTCATTAAGTGTTCATAAATTGGTGTAGGATATGCACCAGGGGCGCTAGGCTGAGCCACAACGTCCACGGTGATTATTTCAAAATCAGAAACGGTATTGCTACCGTCATCTGCTACATTACCACTACCACGCGATGAGACACCTAGTTTAACACCTGCTTCTAACATTGTTTTAACTAGGTTGCCCATCGGTGTTGGTAATATTTTTAGTTTTCCGTAACCGTTTGCACCATCCATCCAACATTCAGTTATCATATGGCTTACACGGTCAATATTAATATTAAGTCCTTCTGGATGATCAACTTCACCGAGAACACTGTACCCGTTGCTAATTTGATCATTGAGAGTTTTGACAGCCCTGCCTATTTCATTTACAGGATACACTCGCTGATTAGCATTGCGAACACCACCTTGGATCATAATACCTTTTAAATAAAGGTCTTTGCCTTCGTTGGCATTCTCAAGCACTATATTAGCTTGGTCGAATGTCAAATGCTCTTGTAAGTTTCTCATCTAGATTTCCTTACTTCTTCTTATTTGCCGACAGTAGATTTTTTATTGTCAGCAGTCTCTGGCTTGCCTTTTTTCTCAGCGCCATGGCCAGGTTCGTTTTTCATGCCTTTTTTGGCACTTGTACCACCAACAACATTTCTATTCTTGGTATTCATGTCCTTTGCACTTGTATCACTTAAAGCATTACCTTTAACTGTTCCGCCTGCTCCGGCTTCTGGGTCGCTTGCTGTAGCAGCTTGATTTAAGTTGCCGGCTGTTCCGCCCATGTCGTTTGGACCTGCTACTGATGACTTAGTGTTTGCACCATTGTCGCCCATTGTAGCTGATACTTTTTCTACATACTCACGCATTGTTTCGCTTGCGCTTTTTGCTGATTCGTCCATGTCTTTAGCTGCATCGCCATACTTCTTTTCAAACTCTGCTTTTGACATATTTTCTTTATCTTTGATCATTTGATCAGAATGTCCACCTTCTTCAATTTCTGTGTCGTCTGATTCATCAACTTCTTCGTCTGTTGCTTCAAATGCAAATGCTTCTTCTGGCTCTTCTTCACCTTCGTCGTCGCCCATGTCATCCATGTCGTCGCCTTCGTCGTCACCAGCCATCATTTTTTCAAATTCTGCTTTTAGGTCGTCAAGCGCATCTTCAAGGTCTTCTACACGATCTTCAACATCGCCTTCTTCACCTTCGTCTTCGTCGCCTTCTTCACCTTCGTCGTCCATGCCTAGGTCTGCCATCATGTCGTCGGTTGCGTCACCGCCCATGTCGTCGTCTGCTTCAACTTCAAATGAATCCATGTCAAAGTTTTCTTCAACTTCTTCTGAATCGTCTTCGTCTAGGTCTTCGTCTGATTCATCTAGGTCTTCGTCTGATGCTTCATCTACTTCTTCGTCATCAGCTTCGTCAATTTCAGCTTCGTCTTCTAGTAGTGACTCATAGATATCACGTGATTTTTCAACTACAATCTCGTGGAATAATTCTTGTGCTGCTTCTTTGTTTTCATTAACAAGTAGCTCGAGCATTTGCTCAAATTTATTTAGATCTGCCATTAGTAACTCCTATAAATGTTTTAATTGCACAGAAGAATACTCCTGTACGGGGCTGTCATAATATATTTACATGATTAATTAAAAAGTATGTTAAAAGAGGCTCAAAACGGGCCGTTTTCATAAAGATTACAGAATTTCGAAGGATTTTTTAAACTCTTCGACTGTGATATGTTCTAAATTATTGAATTTTGAAAATTCTTGTGGAATATAACTATCTTTATTTATCACTCTTACAAAGTTTATTTTTGAAGAGCTTTTAATAACTGATTGTGTTTGTCTAGACCAATTTCCAAAAAATGTTGCGCCGTCAGTGCTTTTTTTGTAGTTAGCTGTGTCGG